GCGTTTTATCGCCTAACCAGACAACCGGTTCCAATGTTGACCCAGAGAAAGGTCTTGAAGACGAAACCAATTTGGCTTCCAATATTAATAATCTAGAGGTTAACATTCAAACGGAATGGTTGCAGAGTAAGTTCGAACCCAGCTACACTCAAGTTTCGGGAGTTAGCAGAGAAAAAGTATACAGATTAAGCTTTTGGCCGATGGGTTATTATTATACTTTCTCTGGCGATGGTTCTTCAGAAAATCCGTACACGTATCACGACAAAAAAATAAGACCGCTTACTACACAAGAAAAACATGAGAATCCGAAGTGGCGTGTCTGGCTCAATGCTGGGATGGTAAATGATAAAAATTATAAGACGATGTCTCCTATTAACGATGATAAGTCTTTTAAATTTTCGTTTCCTTTTGAGAAATTAGAAACTTTATTTACTACCGAGGATGCCATACGTGCGAGAGACGCGGTCAGTACCGGACAGGGCGACAGCTACCTTCACCCCATTCCCGTTAGTCATCCAGTAACTCGTCTTGGCTATAACCGGAACGATACCTTAGTGTTATGGGGTGAGCAAGACAAACCACTTGGTACGTTTGACACTTTTAGTGCTCCTCTAGTGAATTTGGAACGCGGCTCCATCGCAGAACTTAGTAAGGTGGCTCCTGGAAAACCACGTGAGCTTCCTGACTCTTCATCCGCTAAACCATTCAAGGAATGGATTAACTATGCAGTTAATTTTTCATCAATGGTTGACCCCTACCAAGCCTCCTCTAGCCCAGAAGAGGAAGAACTACAGTTTAACCCACCGCTAGTAAATTTAGAACCTACCGCCGAAACTGCATTATGGATTCTTAAGAATACACAGAATTACGACGAGAACAAACAGAAGCAGTTAGAGGACCAGCGCAAAGCGGTGGAAGAGCTTGGCAAGTTTGCCGACCAAACTTTTTCCGGACTCACTAAATTTATTCCCGAAAGACCTAAACCTAGCGAAGCAGAGAGATTCCGTAGATTTATTGATAGATTTTCAAACGCATATGTGAGTATGGGCGACGACGGCGAGAACCCTCACGTCAGCGCGTTCCTACAATCTATTTTAAACAACCTTAATAGATTGCTAATAGGAAAGAGTGATAAGATGAGGATAGTGCAAGTACAGGTTAATGCTCTTACTCCCGCTGACAAAAAGAACTTGAAAGAGAATTCTGCTATTTTTAAAGATGTCGATTGGGAGGAAGTTTGGGCGGAAAAAAATAATTGTCTTCTTTTAGTAATGCCAGAAGACAGTATTATATCTCAATATTCCGATAGCGTAATAAGACCTATTTTGTCTTTCCCCCAAACTAATAGAGGTACGGGACCAAATTATTGCTGGTTGGATTATGGAACTCCGGATTCTATCGTAGCGAAAGTAGAATTTACCGGAGATACTCGTGTGCTTGTTAACCTAGCACAAAGTAATTACACCGTTAGACAGTGGAATGACGTAAAACAACTTTTTGACGGTGGAGAAACTCTTTCCAATGAATTAATCTCCAATACCATTTCTAATATATTGGCTGACAAAATAGCTAATATTGACGGTAGCCAAAGCGTGGAAGCTCAACAGCAACAAAGGGGTGAGTTGCAACGTTTGCAAAAAATAGCAAATGACCAGTCTAATATGGAGATTAATGTAGAGCTTCTCGAATTGCTACCCGAACTATTATCCGCGTACCAAGTAGACCCTAAAACTGGTGAGGATGAATTAACTGAAATAGAGCTTGTTAGTCCAAATACTGCCCTAGAGTTAAGAAAATTAGCCAGTATTGTGTCCAACCCAAAAATGCTACATATGCTTTACCCTGATGTTTATGGGGAGAATGGACAAAATAACGAAACAACCGTCCCGTCAATTAAAGTGACGGCAAATGGTATCGTGAGAGAGGATAAACCTGTTCGGATATTACGACGGCGAATAGATTTAGATTCTATTAGAAGTCGAATATCTAAAGTAGAACAATCACGGAAGATGACCGACGTGGCGTACAACTATTCCGTAGCCATGCAAGAAGAGGCATTTACCGTAAAATTAACCACCTTGGGTATACCTGAAATTGATGACCCCGCGTCAGAATACTTAAGTAGACGAATATGTTTTAAGTATTATGACCCTCGATTAGCTAACGGGTCACTTCATTGGCTAAGTGGGGTGTATCAATTAACAGGATTCAAACACCGACTCAACCCATCGCAAGGGTTTCTCACCGAATTGGAGATGGTTAGACTTCCTAATGAGAGCCTAACTAATCTTAAGGAGATAACATAGTGCCTATTAAGAAAACTGATATCGAAGCTGCTGGAGGTTTAGCTAATTATGCGCGAAACACGCTTGATAGTATGCTTCCGTTTGGCGACGAGACTCCCGTACAAGAGGAAGTTACGTCAATAACTTCCCAAAGGCACGGCTTTTTTGCGCTAGGTACAGTAGTACAAACCCTTGACGACCAACGGGCGGGTAGAATTCGGGTTATCTCTCCCGCATTCCCGGAAGGCGCACAAACATGTGATTACGTCTCCCCCATCGCGGGCGCAGGATACGGGTTTTTCGCTGTCCCCGGAATAGGCGCAACAGTTCTTGTGGCTAGAGTAGCCGCCGACGACCCGCCTTCCCAAAATATCTGGCTCGGCTGTTTGTATGCTCCCGGTCAAAAAGAACTTCCCGACACCAAAACTCAACCTTATATTTTAGGGGACCCCTCACAGCTTACTAAAAATGAAGTAATGGATAATGGGGAGACTCCTCCTGATGACCCTATGCTCTCTTATGGAGTGCCGAATGAGTCCGATGTTTACCGGGATAATGACCTACCCGATTCTTTTGTACTAAAACATCCAAAAGGACACAGTATATCGCTAACAGATAAAAATACTTCTGAACGAAAAATAAATGAGATTAAATTAAAGACGGGAGGAAACAAGAGACTTATTATGAGCGATGCTCCCGCCCCCACGGGAGGAGAGAATATTACCCTCGTTGACGAGAACAATAATCAGATTAAAATCACCAGTGTTGGTCACGGAAACGTGGGCGACGATTCCATAATAACAAGCGTAGGGGGAGATGTAGAAGTAAGCACTAAGACTGGAGGTATGGAACATACTATAAGTCCTAAAAGCAAAAAAGACTTCTCCATAGACAACCTGGGGTTAGGGGATATTGGGGTCACTTCACATAATGGAAAAATCTCATTAGAAGCCGCCCAGGAAATAACCTTAAAATGCGGTAACTGTAGTATTACTATGACCCCTGACTCTATTAATATTAGTGGTCCTACTATCACTACCACAGGTGCCAACGTCAATACCACAGGTACCACCGTCAATATCACAGGTGGAAACGGTGACGTGATTGTCGCACAAACCTCTCTCAACCTACATACGCACCCGACATTACTGGGTATAATCCCAGGAGCTACATCACCACCATCACCGTAATCATGGTTACAGTCATAGAAAAAGAAATATACGGAAGCTCTCTTTGCTTTTGGGGGAATACTAGAGATGTTCCTGATAGGTATGCGGACGATTTGTCCACATACTTCGGACAGACGTACCAGTTAGACACGGTTTCTGGTAGCCAAATGGTGTATAGGAATAGAGACCCTCAGGCTAACGGAGCATTCCCCCCAACTCCAAAAATTATAAGCAAGTTAAGTATTGAACCTTTATGGACCTATAGTAATATAAATCCTAGCAGTGTTGCTGCTGCGGGAGGTCCGTACCCCGCATTTTTCGGGAATGTGAGAGTACAGCCTTATATTGCAACGCAACCTCTTAACAATCTAACCCAAAACTTCTTTGCTTTCTCCGCAAGCAATGATGTAGAGTGGAAACTGAATCAATGGGGTCCTACCGCTGGTCTTGAAGATGTTAACGATATACATTATGACGATAAATTCGTATTACAGCCATGGGAAGATTTAAAAATAAGACTGCTGAACGCTGATTTATCTGGAATACTACAGACCGTGTTTCCGGGCAATCCTGCCGTTGACGCCGTACGTCACCTTCAGTGGGTTGATAATTGGTATAACTCAACTCAGCCTGTCGCCAAGATTCGCATTGAACTTGATGAGTTTACCCCTTCTTCTCAATATTTCCACCGAGTAAGTCTTAACGATATTGAGATAAAGGGTGAGGTGATTGACGACGGCTCTTCGGATTACCAGGACGTAACCCTTTTAGATTTTCGCAGTACCTCCCCCACCCTAAACGAACCTCCATTTAACACCTCTTCGTTTACTTCTTTTAATTTAGAGAATTTAGATTTTAGAGGCGCATATCCCTGGGGAGGAATTTCCACAACCAAGTTCATGTACTCTATAATGTTGCACACCGAAGGTAATCCCTCCGCAACCAGATATATCAGAAAGTACGTTAGGTTCGCAGGAGGCGCAGCCTCCGATTTAGAGATAAATGGGCTCTTAAAGGATATAGGACCGTTGCTAGTAGATAAAGGACAGTGGCTGACAGTTAGGTTATATAAGTTTGAATCATCCATACCAAACGCAACAGAAGCTTACACTGCCAGACAAATGCCGGGATTTTGGCTCAACGGAACAATAACCTAAATATAATAGACTAATGACGTTATTCACAGAAAAATCTCTTAACTTAATGCCTTCACAGGTATTGACGGGGTTAAGTAATTCCTTAGTTGCAGATAAAGAATCTAAAAATGTTTCTTTGGCGGCAGCTAATAGCAAGATAGCAAAATTATCGGGAACGTCGGTACTTCGTAACCCGGTAGCAGGTAGAATTCAGGTTAGTAATAATGAGGGTCGCGCAGCCGCGACCATACAGGAGTCTATGAGCGCTCCCGCAAAATCATTTGCTAACGGAGCATCACTCCTAAACACTTCAAGCACGAACCCTAGTGACTCTCCTGTATTTGTTCCGGGAACAGTTCCTCCCGAAACTTCTTCGGACGATATTTCCGAAATGTCCGCAGAAGTAAACTCATACTTTGCGACCAATCAAGTCCCTACAAGCGACATAACCACTACTAAAATTTCCGCGCAACAGTTAGCAGCGTCCAAACTTTCTGTGGAGATTAAGGAGATACAAGAGACGATTGACTTGATTTCCTCTATTTTAGAACGTAGAGCAAACGGCGAGCTGCCAAACCCAGCTCTGAACTTCTCAGCCCTGGACTTGGATGCCATACCTGAATTTGCCAAAGAGAAACTGGATGCGGCTATAGAAAGCAACGAGAATCTTATTCAGAATAAAATTATTACTCCTTTTGTCGAAAATCAACGCATTCTAAACTCCCTTAGAGCACAGGCTTCGGGTACCTTGGGGGATTTGGACCCCGTGTTTGACCTAGATTTTGGTCCTCCTATCTCTACTACAGATAGGTTTGTGCTATCACAAGACGGTCTTTACTATAACTCTAGAACCAATAAAGTCCCCAACATAGTTCCGTACCCAGTGTCCGCTAGTATGTGGAATCTTCAATACGATTCCAATAGAGGAGGTCGCGGATTATCTTTTACGGAAGAGGATGGGGAGAGCACTGTAAACACTATTTTTGATTTAAACAAAGCATATCAAGGAGAGAACCCCAGAGTTAAAGATTTTTGTGAATTCGATGACGTTCTCCAGCAGTTTGAAGACGATAAACTATCTCACATGACTGAGGTTTCTGGATACATCAGCGAGATTCTAGCAAACGGATACGGGGCTACAGACGCGGTTGTTCAATCCTACACCGCGCAGTTGGGTGCGGTAGCATCCGTGTATGACGGAAAGATAAAAAAGAGAAAGAGACAGCTGGCAATTGCTGCGATTTATGGCAGGGACACTTTCCTAGTAACCAATAGAACTCACCCTCTCGGAGAAGGTCTATTCTTTCAGTACGAACCTCCGCGAGGCAAAGCTTTTGAGTATAAGTTACAGTATGAGGAATTGCCCGACGAATTAAAAACCGTAACCTTCTTCACCCTAGAAGGAGGTCAGACGGTCCCGTACAACACTAAAGCAAAAAAAGTAGTAAGTATTCCATTACCAGAGAATATTTTAGCGAAAGTTGGAAGGTGGCAGCAAATTCCACGAATCCCTATTAATGATTTCTCCTACCTAAAACAGTCGGATATTCCTCTGAATGTACAAAAAAATATAACTTTATTTTCTGAGGACCTGGACACCGTAATTGCTCCATACCAAGCCAAGTACGTGGTGGCTCCTACCGACCGACCAGTACGGTCTGTGGAATCCTTAGCAGTAGACCCGATTGGTTTGGGGGACTGGACGCACAGAGAAACTTCGGGAAGTTTAAGCGCAACAACGCCATTATATAAATCCCTGACGGATGACATTGTGAGTGATGGTCTATTGGTGTGTTACAATTTCCTAGACCCAGACGCCGTCACCCAACCGTCTGGAACGGTATACGCTTTAAATAATGCAGCTGAAGGTTCGACACGTCTCGACGCAAAATTAGTGGGGTGGGACAAATCCTTGGTATTCCCCTCAGGCGTTGGACAAGCTTATTTCGCAGGAACTATATTTGATGAACGCGCAACCCACAATCCTTTATGGGCTAACGTCTCTGGGTCTTATGTGAGACTACCTAACACTACAAGGAATTACAATTTACTTGAACCAAATATCCCATTCAAGGGAGTGAGACCTTTAGATAATTTATTCTACAGCCAGGAAGGAGTTTCTATTGATTTCTGGGCTTACGTACCTAAGATTCACGTAAGCATGACGGATACTCATAGGTACAAGTTAGTGTTTGCTAATGAGAACAGTGGTCCTGTAGCATCCGATTACGTAACCGCATCTACTCAAACGAAAGCTGGAGGCACTAACTTCGCTAGAACTATAGGTATGATAATGGGTTGGAGAGACCAGGGGTCGCCAGAAGCTAACACTCTTGGAGCATATGATTTTTATTCAAGTGGGTTGGAGTTTTGTATTGCGCCTACTGTAGGACAAAACCAATCTTATGCAACCACCCCACAGACTTCTTGGGGACATAGTGTTTGTTTAGCCGAGAGATGGGCTGCTTCCGCAGGAGTCGTGCCTCCTGTGGGAGAAACTACCCAAGTAGGAATGTTTATTCCCAGTTCGGTTCTAACTTCAAGTGGTTATGGAATTCATTCCGTTAGCGGGGGATACCACCACATTAATATATCTTTTGACTATACTAAAAATAAAGTGGATTTCCATTTTGATGGAGAATTACTTACTACCTCTTCATTAACTGACGTATTGGGGGGTTCCCCTAATGATACGGTGCTTCCAACGGCAGTAAAAATTAATCTAGAGGACCAAACTGATGTTATTAGCTTTAATGACCCCACGACCGAGAGCTTTTTAGGAAACACGGTTTATGATGAGAGGTGTACCCCGGAGCGGGTAGCATTCCCCGTATTCACCCCTTGGATTATTGGTGGTGGGTATACGGATAACATTCCAAGAATTCCTGGTACCAACTCTAGACCACAAGGGTTCTTAGGAAGCAACACAAATAACTTCCATCAGCAAACACAGAAAGGTGATTCCGTAAGTTCAATCACTTTGGGGAGCCTTGGAGATTATCCCGTGGGTCAGCACCACCCTCCCCTATCAGGAGGAACAGGAGGAACTGTATCCGGAAGAAGACAGATTCCACGTAGTGGCTTAGATGGATTTATCGGTAGTTTTAAGATTTATTCTCGACCTCTAAATACTTCTGAAGCTAAAATAAATTATGATAGCCAGAAAGGATTCTTTCACAATATCTTAATACCGAGCCCATAACAAATGACTAATTTCGATTTAACCTACGTAAAAACTAACGCCAAGAAGAATATTCTTGGTGTAGCATTCCCGATGATGAATCAGGGAATTGGAGGTTATGTTGCACAGAACGAAAATCTAAGGTCATTGAGAGATTGCGTTATTCAATTAATTATGACTGGAAGAGGGGCTAGAGTTATGAGACCAGATTTTGGTACTGACGTGAGAGCTTCCGTGTTTGAACAGTTTACTGATGACCTAATTGACACCTTAAGAAGTCAGATTCTAGAAACTATAGCTAAATATGAACCGAGAGTTATTGTTAAGCGTATTTCTTTGACTCCCGACTACGAAAACCATACTTTAAAAATAGAACTTTATATTACATCGAAAGATGATTTGCTAAACGGAGAACTGGTGGAGGTTCTCATATAATTATGCCAACTAACACTGACTATTCCCGTTATTTTCAAGGTCTGTATAATATATCAGGCTTTGATGGGACCATTGAGTCCGATTTTTTAAAGTTAGGACAGGTACCCGACGACCGAAAGTCCGACCTTATTGATTATAATATTAATGGGTTTGACGAGTACCGCACAGCGTTACAAAATTACCTAAAATCCGTCTACCCATTGGATTACAATAACTTCGCAGCTTCTGACTTAGGTCAGATGCTTCTAGAAATGTTCGCGTATATGTCTTCGGTTCTTGCGTTGCGGACTGATATGACAGCCAATGAAATGTACATTGATACTGTAAAGAACGAGGATAATCTAAAAAGGCTTTTGGAGCTTATTGGGGTTCGCATGAAAGGTCCTACCGCATCTAAAGCCACAGGACTACTAAAATTTCCAGATAATACCACGCCAAGTTTTCCGGTTGTGGTTAAGCAAGGCGACAGAACAATCGAAGTGCTTAATCAGCGAAGTAATGTTCCACTAACATATACTGTAACTAAGCAACGAACAGACGGAACGCTAGATTTATTTTCTAAGGACTTATCTTTAAATACTACTTTCGATTTTAATGGTCAGGTCGCAAGCAGTCTATTCTTGGTCGAAGGAGCGTTTAAGACCGCAAATGGAACATTTAGAGGTGGGGTTAAAACACGTCAAACTTTTGAGATTACTGATGGTCCCGTA